CTGAAGCTTCGTCCGCAGCGAGCGAGCGAAGGCTCCGCCAGTGTCGGAGCCCTGTCGAGCTCCCGCACGCTGTGCCGCCTGGCCTCCAGCGTTCACAGCTGCCGGAAGCGCGGGCGCCACCTGGCGCATCATTGCGTCGGCCAGGGCGTCACCTAGACGACGGCCTGCCTCCTCCCCCACACGGTCTGCGGAGGGAAGGACCATGGCCTTCAGCTTGTTGTGGAAGTTCGGCGCAACGGGCACCACGTCTACGCCGGCGCTGCCGACGATATCCAGGTCTGGCACGTCACGCCTCCTTCGGCTGGTCTCTCATCCGCGGGTCAAGCGCGCGGCGTTGTTCCTCTGTCAGCTGCCGTCGGGATCCGTTGGCAGCCGGAGTCACCCCGGGGCGGGGCGTGGGCTCGAATTTGGGCGGCTTGGAGCCGGCGGAGGCCATGGTGATGTTGCGCAGGATTACGACCTCGTCCCGTAGAGCCGCGAGCAGCATTTCGACGCCGCTCCACGGGGCTCTGTCGGGCCGGTAGCCCCCCGACGCCTGCGCCAGTTGCTCAGGCGTGACGGAGTTACGGAGGGCCGTCTTCGTGTGCGACTCCGGCGGAAGCCGTTCGATATAGACGCGCAGCTTCCGCAGTGAGAGCCGTCCGCGGTAGACGTCCAGGAGGTCCAGGCCGTCGAAGTAGAAGGCGAGATCGCCTTCTAGCGCTTCCGCGTGCTCCGTGAGGATCGCGTAGGTGCGCCAGACTTTCCCGGGGCCTCCCCGGCGGACTCCATGGCGGCTGCCGTGAACTCGTTGATCTCGTCGAAGGTGGCGTCCAGATCGATGAACGTCTGGACGTCGTCCTCGTGAAGGGCGCCAGCCGCCCATGTGTCGTAGTCGCCCAGCCGGAGGGCGCGGAGGTACGACGGGCGCCACTTGCTGACGTTCTTCACGCGGAGCTCCGTACCGCACAGCGTGGCCGTGCCGTAGTCGCCGGTCGCCTCGTTCTCCTGCACCTCAGCGGGGGTCTTCTCAGTCATGCGCGCGGGTCTCCTATGTCAGGTGTAGTGAAGGTGCGCGGGTCGTAGTGCAAGAGATGAGCGGAGCCCCGGACCCGCGCGGTACAGGGCTCCGCTGGTTTGATTACGGCGCCGGGAAGAAGCTGGAGATGTCGACGCCGCCGTACTTGATGGCACGCTTCACGGCCGCAGCGTTCGCCGCGCCACGGTAGAAGGTGAAGGTCATCTGAACGCCCATGACGTCAGAGGTCTGAGGCTGCTCGTCCCCGCGCTCTGTGACCTTGCCGTTCGGCATGTAGAGCCGCATACGCTTCGTGCCGTCCATCGTGTCGAAGACGAAGGCGTAGCGAAGGTCGTTGGGCTTGTCGGGGAGGTCGTACTCCGTCACGTCCGCCGTCGGCTCGAGGGCCGTAATCGGTACGTTGTCGTAGAGGGAGCGCACCATCGGGTTCAGGCCCTCAAGGAAGGTGACCTGCGTCGACTTGACGCTCTTCGTCATCAGGGTTCGGATGGGCTCGAGCGAGCCGGCCGCCTCCACGTCCTGAGACTCCTCTTCGATGGTGAAGAGGCCGCCTTCCGTGGTGATCCAGCCGAGGTTGACCCACGGCGAGTCTGGGTCCGCGAAAGACCCTGGAACGGCCGTGTTCACCGGTCCCGCGTACACGAGATAGTCAGTTGCGCCGAAAGTGAGATCGGCATTGCGGGTGTCCGCCATGATGCCTCCAGGCATGCGAAAGGCCCGAACGCCGGAGGCAATTCGGGTAGGGAGTCAGGGGTTACGCGGCCCGGAGGCTCACGGAATAAGTGGCGCCACGTCGGTGAACCGCGGGGTTTGCCCACGGCTGCCGGGAAGGGCCGGAGTCACACCGGGTGTCGCTGATCACCGCGCCGTTCACGGGGCCGCGGAGGAAAAGCAGTGCGTCCCGGATTGCGTTGGCCAGCGTCCGCGCCTCGTCGGCCGTGGCCGCGAATACGTCGATCGCCACCCGCGGGTGGCCGCGGAAGCGCCCGTCCGATCCCCCGACCCGCTCCACGCGGACCACGGGGAGCCGCTCCTCCAGGTCTGCCGGCGTTGCGGAGGCGCTGAACACACCGAAGGTGACTTCCACCCACGGCGCTAGTACGGCTTCGATGTCAGCCACGGTGCACCGCCTTCACGGCGTCGATAGCCGTCTGAAGTGGTGCGTACCGCGGAACTCGTCCATCTCCATGCTCCACACGCCAAGCGTGGGGCGCACGGTTGACGACGCGGGCGCCGGAGCGCTGCATCGGTCGCCCCTTGAAGGGCACGTTCTTCCGGATGGGAAGGACTCGGAAGCTTGCGCGGTACATGCCCGGGTGTCGGTCCTCCGTCGGGTCACCGACAGGGCTAACACTTTGTGCGGCTGCCTGCAGCTTCTCCGCGGCAGACAGACAGGGTGGCTGCAGCCAGGGGCGCCGGAGCATCGCGCCAATGCCGACGTAACGTCCGCGGTACTTGCTTCGGTACTGCGCCATCAGCCGGTCACCGCCTCTAGTGCCGCCTCCATGTGTGCCAGGGAGGTCATGGGGAGCTCGAGCGGGTGGCCGATGACTTCGTACTTCCGGCCGCCATGGAAGACGCGATCTGCGGGCTGGACGTCGGTGCCCAGCGGTGCGAAGAGAACGCGTCTTGTCGTCACGGTGTCGCTCGAGTTCTGCTCTTCGGAAGAGGAGCCAACGGTGACGCCGTAGGGGCTCATCACCGTTGCTCCGTCGATGACGAACGTGACGGGAGGTCCCGGCACTACCGATCCTGTGGAATCACGCGTCGGTGGACCGTCCCGCTCGATGGTGACGCTGTCGTTCATCAGGGCTGCAATCAGGCTCATAGCGCCCGCCAGACGTCGACAGGAGCGACATAGTCACCGTCCGGTGAGATGTCGAGCATTCCCGCGGACGCTGCGACCCCGACAGCGCGTCGCAGCCGGCGCCGCTCGTCATCGGAGAGCATGACGCCGGTTTGCGCGTCTGCGTAGGTCTGAAGCATCCCGCCAGCTTGCTCGCTGCGGAGTCCGGACGGGTTGGTCAGGACTCGCGCAGCCACGGCCAAAGCGACGGACTTGATCCCCGGCTGTGGAGGATTCGCCACCCTGTCCCCCACTTCGCCACGGAAAGCATCCGTCGTGAGCTCGAGCGCTAGCGCGCACTGCTCGTCAGTCACGGGGCGCTGCAGGAAGGCGCGAAGTTCAGTCGCGGTGAACAGTGCCATCGTCAGTCGCCTTCCGTCGCGCGGGTGCGCGCTTTGCGGCTGCCTTCTTCGCCGGAGCGGCTGGCGGAGTTGGCTCCGCTAGTCGACTGGCGGAGGGCGGCACGGCCCACGCCTTCGGGTTAGTGATCTTCGACGCGGCCCACGCAGGGACCTCGTCGGCGGGTCCGAACACGTGGCTCGTCCCCTTGTCATCCGTCACATGGACGAACGCTGCCAGTCTGGCCACGTGAGTGCCTCGCGTTTCTGATCAGAGGATGACGTCGGCCACGAACGTGAGGTCCGGGGCTGCGACGACAGGAAGGGCGATGGCCGTCGCACGGGTCCACACGGTCTGTGGGTCCTCCGACTTGTAGGCACCGACAGCCACACCGGCGCCGTCGCCCTGGAGGCCGTAACGTGGGTCGTTCGCCTCCACGGGGACGCCCCACAGCGTCTTGCCAGCCGCCTCACCCTGCGCAGGCAGGAAGAGGAGCTTGTCCTCCGGGGTCACGCGCGTGGCCGCCCCGTTGACGTTCACCTTCGCGTCGTAGATGACGACCGGCGGGATATCGAAGTCGCCCAGGATGTTGTTCAGATCGTCCCGCGTGAGGACGGTCGGGGCCGTCGACGCACCACGGTAGGCCAGTTCGCGGATCTGCTTGTTCCGGCGCAGGAAGTTGTAGATCTTCCGCGACATGAGCGTGAAGTCCGGCAGACTGCCGTTCGTGGTGTTGTAGGTGTCGAGCCACGACTGAAGGTCGTCGTAGGCCGTCGCGGTCTCCGTGGAGCTCCACGTCGTGCCGGTGATAACGGAGTGCGACGCCGACCGGCCGAAGTCGACGGACGCCTGAACGTTGTTCTCCGCGATCGTCACGGAGCCGTTGAAGAGCGCGTCACCACGGGCCAGTTCGATACGGGCCGCGATGGCAGCCACGAGGCGAACAGAGTCGGCCTCCATAGCGTCACGGATCTCAGCGTTCTGCGTGTCGACGTTCCGCATGCGGATCTGCTCGTACTCGCCCACGGGGATCTTCCGCGAGATGGGCGGCAGTTCGCCGCTCACACGCGCCCCGCCCGGACGGGTACCGATGTCCGACTCAGCTTCGTATGCGCGGAAGACGGCCGCCTCCACGAGGCCGCCACCTCCCCGGGTGAACCGGAAGCTCAAATCGTTGACGGTGTCGTTCGGGAGCCAGCGGTTCAGGGAGAACTGATTCTCTTCCCGGTCCCGGAGCGCCTCGCGCGCGTAGCCGGTGAGCTCCGCGGGGGTCGCGTATTCAGCAATGAGCTGCATGGATGGTTACCTCTCTCAGACGAAGACGACGCGGGCGCCGAGATCGGTCTTGCCGGCAGCGTCAATGGCGACGGGGAGCTTCGCCTCACGGATGAAGCAGTGCAGGAGCATCGAGCCGACGACAGTCGTCGACGCGACTCCGCGGGCGTTCACAACATTGGCGTCCGTGAAAAGGAAGCCCACGCAGGTTTCGCGGCCGTCCGCGGCTGCGCTGTCGTAAGGGCCGTACTTGCCCGTGGCCGTCACCTTGCCCAGCGGAATACCAGACTTGATGAAGCCTTCCGGGTAGTGGGTGCCTGCCGTGAACGTGCTGACGTCCAGGGTGGCGCCAACAGGAGCGTCGGTGCCGTGGGCGGACCCCAGCCAATCCCGACGGTCCTGACCGAAGCTCTCAGACTTGAGGCTGAGGTCCATGTGTCCTCCGAATGTGGGTTACTTGCCGTGTCGCTGGCGGTATCGCTCAGCGCCGGTCGTGATGGTCTTGCTTCCGCCGACGTCGTTTCCGCGGGGGCCGCCGGATCGCGGCGGGCCACCATTGCCGGCGCCGCCGTTGCTGCCCTGGCCGGTCGTGCCGAAGAGCTTGAGGAGCTCCTCAGCGTCGGCTTCGAGCTCTTCCTTCGTCGTGCCGCGAAGCCGCTCCGCCTGCGCGGGAGTCAGTCCCTTGTCGGCCGCAATACGGATCCGCACGGCCTCCGCAACAGCTGCGTCCCGCTCCGCTTCCGCGGCCAGTCGCGCAGCTTCTGCGGCGTCCTTCTCCGCCTGGACGCGCTGCGTTTCCGTCAGCTGCTCGTCCTCGAGCTTCTTCAGGGCCGCGTCACGCTCCTTCAGGCGCTCCAGCTCCGCAGCATCTGGCGCCTGTGACGCGCGCTGCTCGTGCTTCCTGGACTGGTGCTTCCAGTACGCAGCCTGATGTTCCGTAGACATCTCAGCAATGGGCGTTGCATCCGGGTAGCCGTGCTCGTTGAGCTGCGGCTCGTTCCCGCCTCCGCCACCACCGCCGGCGCCCGGGTCGTCCTCGTAGAGGGTCCAGGGGGCAGAGGCCAGGGTCAGGAGGTTGCGGCGTGCGAGAGTGTGACGAGGCATAGTTGTTTCCCCTGTCGGGAGTCGTCGGCCCATGACGGGCGTCAGGTCGGAAGGTTGATGTCGTCGGGTCCGGTGAATCGCTGTCCCCGGTAGCCCAGTACGGGACCAATCTCTCCGTGGTCCCGGGCGATGATGATCTTTCGGTAGTCGACAGCGCGGGCTCCGCGGTCCGACTTGCCTAGCGCCTCTTCCACAAGGTCGTGGATCTGCTCTAGCCGTTCCTCGTCGATGACTTGGCCCGGGTTGTAGTCAGACCGGACCGTCTTGACAAGGCAGTCACAGCCGGGGTGGATCGGCGCAAGGTCTTTCTTGTGGTAGCGCTGAGTGGAAGCGATCATGCAGAGCGCACAGTCGTACTCGCCCTGGAGCTCCCGGACGGTGTACTCGACTCCGTCCTGATCCGCGGTGACCTCTCGCACGGTGTGCGTGCGGGCAAGCTGGAGGTCAGTCTTTGCCAGGGTGTCAAGCCGGTGGGCACCGCGTTTTAGAGCGACGTCCAGGGGCTCACCATTGGAAAGGGCCGTCCAGACCTCTTTGAAGGGTCGTTCGTAGACCTCTTCAGGATCGACGTCGCGCAGGGCACGCCCAGTGACCGTGTCGAAGTCCAGGTCCGTACGGGACGTCTCGTCGGCAATCTCGCGATACAGCGTCTCCAGATACGTTGCCGTGAGGGATGCCATCTGGCGCTGTCCAGCGAGCATGACGGGGAGGGCAGACCGCTGAAAGCGAGCTACATCCTCCCCACGCCACGAGCCGAGATCAGTCCAGGATCGACCGACGCGACCCAGGACCGAAGTCCATATGCCGCGCACCGCCGTTCCGTACTGCCTGTCAAGCCGCGTCAGCGTCATCGGAACTCCGTCCGATCACTGCGCGCGGGTCACGCGGAGCCTGGTCCGATAGGGGCTGCGGGTCCGTCGGCAGGGTGGCGTTCATCGCGTCTGCCGCACGGTCGATCTCCATACGGTCGATCTCCGCCGGCGTATAGCCCATGTCCTCCATGCGCTGACGCCACGGGACGTCGGCCGCCTTCTTCTTCACGGCTGCGTCGGCCAGTTCGGAGATGCTGCGGGACTCCGGGTCACGCCAGAGCGTCTCAGCGTCGTAGGCCGTGGCTCGCTGCTCGTCGCCCAGTACACGGAAGGCCATCCGCATGACCTCTTCCCAGCTGTCACCAAAGTTCCGTTGCCGGTCGCGCACCTTTGCGACGAGGCCAGTCTCTGCGGCCTTCAGAGCGTCGCCGGAGACGTTGACCACGGCGCCGATCAAATAGTGCGGAGGAGTGCGGGAGATGGCTGCCAGATCCTGTACGGCGGCTTCCACGGCGCGCACGTAGGGGACGAGGTCGGTAGCTGCGAACTCCCCGAACTTCGTTTCGTGATCTTCAGTCGTCCAAAGCTTTCGAATGTCCAGCTGGAATGGCTGGATCTTCTGCCCTGTAACAGGGTCCTCGTCGACTATGAGGCCCGCAGCCCAACGCTGCCTGAAAGCACCGTACTTCATCGCTGCAATCAGGTTGATCAACGAGAGGTTGATCCGGTTCTGAATGCTGATTACGTCTTCGTGCTCCGCGAATCCTTCTGGCCTGCGATTGCGCCTGTTGATGAAGGGGACGAGCGGAACCTCTCCCAGCTCGTTCGTGCGGATGCCGTCGGCAGCATTCGGGAGCGCAAATGCGTCCCAGCTGCGGAGCGATGCAGCACGTCCGGTGAACGTCGGAGCCTCTGACTTCGTGGTGAAATCGTAGACGTTGTCGGGCGTCCAAAGCGTCGCTCGAGTCTGCCCAGTCCAGTCGTCACGCCACATCTTCAGGCCGGCGGCCAGCTTTCGACGGCTGCCCTGAACGTGCTCTACGGCCACCTGACGAGGCGTTTCGTGTGTCATCACTGGACGTCCGTCGTCGCCCTTTTCGACGAGAACGAAGGCTCGTCGCTGCGACAGAGCACCGTAGTGGACGAGGTCGGAGTCCGCATCCATGCGGTTCTCCTGCCAGATCCGGTTGGCGTCCTCGTCGGCAGCCTTCGCGGACTTACCGCCCTTCGCCTTGCCGAAGCGGAAGCCGTCGACGCCCATCCGCTCTACGGGCGAGTCGATGACGAGAGAGGTCCAGTTCGTCCGGGCGTCCCGCATCCACTCGCGCGCTTCGCGCGGGTCAACTCCAGGAACGTGCGGAAGAGGTGGCTTGCCCTCTGAGTACTTCTTCAGGGTGTCGAGCCCTGGAGTCGGCTCTCCGTCCTCGTCGACGCCGTCGGGGCGCTCGTCCAGGATCTTCTTTCCTAGGCGCTGCAGCCACCATCCCGGGGACTCCACCTGGCTTGCATCAATAGGCATTCACGGGCCCCCTCTCAGAAGGCTACGAGCTTGGAAGAGCGCTTCTTCCGCTTAGTGATTCCAGCTGCGACGGCATCCGCGCGGCACTCGTAGGCGAGTACGGCACTCATGGCGGCGTCGATCTTCTTCGGGGACTTCGGATGTTCCTTGCCGATGCCCATGTGATTGCGGCCCATCGGCCGGCGCTTCGCGTTCAGCACATGGCGCGTGAGCGTCGCTCCCAACTTGGAGAACGGCGCTTCGTCGTCGGCCTTGTCGGTGCCGGCGTAGCTCAACGCCTTGTCGTCGACGGCTTCCACGAAGCGGTCAAGCGCGTGTTCCATGGCCGTCGGACGGTTGGTCCACCACTCGAGCGGACGCGCCTGTGTGGCGCGGACCTGAAGATCTTCACCATGGAGGGACGTCCAACGGTCTACGTAGTCCTGCCAGTGAGGCGGGTCGGCGTAGAAGCCGCAGACCTCGTAGCGCTCAAAGGCGCGGCCTACAGCAGCGTCGACGGCTTCGCGGTCGACTTGCCAGCCTTCACCCTCGTGGCCTTCCGGCTTCTCCCAGCAACCCAGGAGCTGAAGGTGTCCGTCAGACACGCGGCAGACCGTCAGTGCCGTCGAGTCGTCCCGGATGGAGCCGTCGAAGCCGAGTGTGACGAGGTCCCCGTCTGCTATCTCTTCCGGCCGTCGGCAGACCTCCCACGCGTCCGGCTCCATCCATGAATCGGAGGTCGACGTACGGGAGTTGAGGAAGTAGCGCTTGCCGTCCGCAGAGTCGTTACGCAGGTCGTAGAAGTCGTCGACAAGGGTGTCTTCGTCGATCCACTCCATCGCGTCGCCGTAGGCGTCACGCAGGGCCGCGCGGAGAGCGTCCTCGTTCTTCAGGTCTGTGCAGACGCCGTAGCGATGGTCGTACATGAGACGCGCACGTCCGCGCTTCTTCTTACCCTCGCGGATCGCTTCGGCCTCTTCGTAGGTGCGTTCAGCTACGGAGTCCTGGCCCGGGGCGAACATGGTGGTCGTTTCCAAGTACCACGTGCCCGCGCCCTTCTTACGCTTGCGAAGGTTACGGGTCACCGTCGCGTACATGCGCCGCAGCTCAGGCGTGTTGTAGAGGTGGGTCTCGTCGAAACAGACCCACGTCTCTTTACCGCCGTCCTTCGACGAGGACGAGGCGGTTGACGGGGTGATCTCTCCGCCGTCGGGAAGGTTGATCTTCGTCAGCCCCGGGTCGGTGCCCGGGATGCTGCTCAGTAGTGACGCCTCGTCGGTCAGGTTGAAGTAAATGGTGTCGTAGACGTTGCCCGTCTGACCTTCCTCCGTCGCCATGATGCGGAGGTAGGGAACACGCACCGGGCGGCCCATGGGTTCGCCAGGCTCGTAGACGTACTCGAAGCCCAGCCCCCACGGATCGCGGTAGACCTCCCCGCCCTCAGCCCAGCCGGCGAAGCGGCATGGTCCAAAAGCTTCGAAGAGGCCGATGCGGGCGCCCAAACCGCTCTTATCGCAGCCCTTCGGGCGGGAGAAGAACGCTGAGTCGTAGAGCATCTTTCCGGCGTGCTCGTCGACCGCGTAGCAGTCAACAACGAAGCCTGTGTACTCGTCACCGTGGCGTACCGGTTCGCCCTGGACGTCGCCAGGGCCGTGCACGACGAAATACTCCATCCACGCAACCGCCATCCACCCGAGCGAGCGGGAGCGATCGTGACCGGGGGCGCGCACGGTTACGTGCGGCATTCCGGCTCCTAGCCTGTGAGACGCGCCCTGCGCGAGTTGATGTCAGAGACGTTCGCCGCGGAGCTCTGTGCGGGCGCCTGACGCGTTGCGGTGGGGTCGTCGACCTTCAGCTTCAGTCTGGCCCTGTCCTCTGGCGTAGCACCGTATTTTGCGGCGCGGAGGCGTACCTCTGAGGCGAACTCCCAACGCCCCTTTGTCCACATGACGTGGTGAAGGAGAGCGGTATCGATCAGGAAGTCCCAATCCGTGTCGATGAACGTCGTCGCCTGCGGGGACTCCCGCCAGGTCTGCCACCACTGCCGCGTGCGCGGGTGCCATTCCTCGTCGTTGGGGAGGATTCCTTCTGGCAGCTCCGGGCCGCGCAGCTCGTTGTCAGGGGAGATTACTGTCTCCGGGTCCGCGGCGTTGCGTCGGCGCCGCTTCGTTGGGTCCTTTGGTGCGGGTCCGCGGCCGGCCATCAGCTGCCGTCCACGATGTCGGCCACTTCGCGCAGCCACATGACCGTGTTACCGCCGCGCGAAGGGTGGTGTGTCTCGTTGACGTTCGCGCACTCGCGCAGCATCTTCGTACTTGGCGGAGCCGGAACGACTACGTAGCCAAGCCGTCGCAGCCATCGAACGACGATGAGCATGGGGGTACCTCCCGGGTAGGAACGGCAGACGCCGCCCATGTCGGGAGCTACGCCGTCAGCTTGGAAACCACCGCGGAGAGGTCCGCGAGGATGGACGGGCAGGAGCCATGCCGGCGGCCCGTCATTGCGATGTACCGGCCGGTCCCGTAGATCTCTACGGCCGTGCCGTCGGGGCGTCGGATGCGCCGTCCATGTCGGACGTCAGCGCGACCCCAGATGTGCAGTCCATCGCCCGACGGGGACACCTCTACGTAGGTGGCGCCCGCGTCGCGCAGGATGGCTGCGGCCCACGGCTTCAGACGGCCCGTGAGCGGGTTAAGGCAGTGGTCCAGGTCGAGACAGACCACGTCGTCGACGTCGGAGAGGACGAAGCCCAGTCCAACGCCGGCCACGGACTCCGTGGCGTTTTTATAGGTGCTCCACGTCGCGGAGTCCGCCGATGACGCGGCCTTGCCGGTCGTCGTCAACGGACGCTTGTCCGCGGCTCGTCGAACCCACCTGTCGCGGGACGTGATCTCTACGGGGAACGAGCGGGCCGCCTTTGCAGCCGCGCGAGAAAGTGCCTTCCGGCACCGGGGCGAACATGTACGTGCGTGGCTTCGAGCCAGGAGCGGAAGCTCCGTTTCGCACACTTCACAGGTTCGTTTCATAGGTTCAGGATAGAGGGGGCCGGTCACACTTTCAAGCCTCCCACCTGCATAGATGTAATCAGCTCGCCATGCCGGCGAGTCACGGTTCTAACCTCGTCCGCCCGTTCAGATGCCCCTAGGAAGCCCTGTGCAGGCGCCTACGGCCCGTACAGGGGCA